GATCGGAGAGATCGCGTGACCCCTCCCTTACCAGGGTGATGGAGATGGGCGAGAGGGCGTCACGCTCAGCCGAACTTTTGCGCCATGCCTGCCCGGCAGCGCGCTCAACCAAGCGATTGCCGTCGTCACCACGGCGGACGGCACCGCAAGCGCGGTCGACGTCCAAGCGTGGGGCTTCTGGCAATAGATCATTGCGTGAGACCTGCCGTGCGGAGAAAGGTGCGGCATGGCTTACCAGTTCCCGCTCGACGAGCTCGGCATCGTCAATCGCGCCTTGTCAGCTACCGGAGACAACGTTTGCGCCTCTGCGGATGATGGCAGCGACGAGTGGAACACCTGCGATCCCGCCTATCAGGCGGGTCTCGGGTATGCGGCGGAAAGCCATAGCTGGGGATTTGCCAAGCAAGTCTTGACGCTGACCGCCAGTCCGACGGCGCCGCAAGACGTGACGTGGGACACGGCCTACCCGATCCCGAGCGATTGCGTCCACATCATCTGGATCAAGATCAACCAGGACGCGCCGACGGTCAACACGCCGACGCTGACGCTCTACGACATCATGGGGACGCCGAGCGGCCCGGTGATTGTCTGCAACGCCCAGGGCGGGCCGCCGCCGCCCGCCACGCCGCAGGTTCCCGCGACGGTCACGCTCTGCTACATCTCGAACTCGGGGGCGCTGTGCGACTCGACGAACGGCACGCCGACGCTCCTGCTCGCCCTTCAATCCTTCGTCATGTCCGGCATCTACCGCGGGCTCCACGAAGACCCGGCCGAGGCCGACAAGATGTGGATGGCCGGAGAGAAAATGCTCCAGATGGCGCGCACGCGCTACGACCAGCAGAAGCCGAAGCGGCAGTTTTTCAATTCGCGCATGGCCGCCGCGCGCCGCGTGCGCCGTCCGTGGCCGCCCAACGGCCTGAACAATTGGGGCGGCTCCGGGGGTCCAGGCGGTATCGGCTAGGGGATAGGCGATGGCAATCCCCAAGATCATCGGGGCGCAGCGCGACTTCTCGGCGGGCGAACTCGACCTGTCGATGAAGCGCGCCGACGAAACTCCGATGATGAAGATCGGCGCGCGGCAGCTTTCCAATTGGCGACTGCTGCACGGCGGGGCAGTTCAAAATCGCTCCGGCCGGCGCGCAATTTTAATCGAGGCTGGACGAGTCGAAGAAATCCTGATGGCGCCGGGGCAGGTGTTCTACCTTGTTTTCGGCGTCGCCTATTTGCGGGTCTACAACGCCGCCGGAACGCGCGTTTTCAATTCGACCTTGCTCGGCGACGGGGTTACTACAGTCCCTTGGACGTCGGCCACAATCAAGAATGTGTCCTTTGCGGTTGCCGCGGGGTCACTTCTATCCATCTACATCGCTTTCGCCGACGGGGCTCCAGCCAATCCACCGCAGGTATTGACTTGGGACGGCGTGTCACAAACTTCGACGTGGACGCTGGCTACCTTCGCCGAGGCATTGACGGGTAGCGGCCAAAAGCGGACGATTTTCGATCGAATTTCCCCGCAGAACATAAGCCTCCAGCCGAGCGCGACGACAGGCAATATCACGATTGCCTTCTCGTCTCCAATTCTTGTTGCCGGCATGGTTGGCACGCGGCTGACGTATTGCGGTCGGCAATTAGTCATCACTGGAGTTTCGTCGTCAACGGCAGGAACGGCGACGGTCGTCGAGCCATTACCACCCTCGCAAACGATTACCGTCACCGCTCAAAGCGGGACGTTCAGCATTGGCGATGAGGTCAAGGGCTCGACGACAGGGGCGGTTGGAATTGTGTCGTCGAATGCAGGGTCGCAAACCCTCGCGGTCTACCTTAGTCAAACCGGCACGATCAACATCGGCGATACGTTAACCGGCTCGTCCAGCGGCGCAACGGGGCTTGTCACGGGAGCGTTTGTGTACTCCCATGTGCTATATTACGTCGTTAGCCTATTGACTAGCAAAGCGTTTACCGCCGGTGAAACAGCAACAGGACCGAGTGGTAATTTCCTTATTTCTACGGCGTCAGCAGTAACGTCTGGCATTCTCCTCCAGCTTCTGCCGACCGCGACGGGTACGGTGGCGCAGTTTGCTGGAACAGAAACCGTCGTCGGCCCGTGGGGGTCCGCGACCCTGTCCACAGCGACAGTTAGCGGCCCGGCGCCGGTCGCAATATGGGACGATGAGGTTATGAACCTCTACAGAGGCTACCCATCCTCTGTATTTTTTGATCAGAATCGGCTTGGCTTCTGCAACTTTCCGATGCTCCATAGCGGCATCGCGTGGTCGGTGATCGGGTTATCTACCGATTTCTACGTTGAATCTGTGGGCGTAACGGTTACGCAGGAATCCGCCATTTTTGAACTGGCGCCAGGCAAATCGCAAGTTCTGTTCATCCTCCCAGGCATGGAATCGAGCGAATTCGTCTTTTGCGACAACGCGGTCTATTACATCCTCATCAACGCGCAGAATCCGCTTGAGCCTGGGTCTGTTGCTTTCAATTTGCTTAGCTCGGACGGCTGCGCTCCGAACGTGAAGCCCCGCCCAATCCAGCAGTCGATCCTCTATATGAAGGCGGGCCTGACGCGGGTGGGGGCGGTGCAGGCGCCCGGCGCCTACTACCGACCCTACGTGGTCGACGACGTTTCGACAGGCCACGAGCATCTATTCACGGCTTCGCCCGCCATCACGATCGCCGCCCCGAGCGGTCCAGGGCAGTTCGAGGAAAGCTACGCCTACATTCTGCTCGCCAATGGTTCAATTGTCATGGCGGAATACGCCATCCGCCAAGGGATGATTGACGTCGGGGCCGAAGGCAAGCCGAAGATGGGCTGGCTACCGTGGAATGGCGCGGGCGACGTAACGTGGATTTCTTCGCAAGGGTCAGACCTGATCTTCACGACGACTTACCAGCCCGCGGGCGCAAGCGCGGTTAGCGTCGCAGAGGTTCTTGACGACACGCAAAATCTTGACTGCACAATCTCGGTCGCCTCGCCTCCAACTCCGTTCGTCACGGCAGGCACGGGACCTCTCTATTTCCTCGCTGGCGGGTCGGTCACGCTGTTTGACGGCGCGCGGCCGATGGGAACGTATCAGATCGACGCCAACGGCAACCTCGTGCCGCAGTTCAACGGCGGCGAGAATCTGTCCAGTGCGACGCTCGTCGCAGGACAACCGTGGACCTCCGTGCTAGAGCCGTTTGTCCCCGACGCGCCGCCCGGTCAGAGCCAGCATCAGCGCATGTTCAAGCGGCGCGTCTCGCGCATGGCGGTCTATGTTTCGAACTCGACCGGCTTCCTGATGGCGCGGTTGTTCAGTGGGCCGATCACGCCGGCGACCGCCGCGGCCGGCCTGGCGCTCGGGACCGTCATGAACACGTTCCGCGTCACGACGTGGAACATCGGCGACAATGTCGAGGCCGCGCCGCCGCTGCGCGAGGAAGCCTATCGCTGGCGCCCGCTCGGCCGCTCCTACGATCCGCGCATGGCCGTGATCAAGGACACGCCGGGGCCTTTGATTATCCACGAGATCGGCTTGGAGGCGAGTCTCTGATGGGTCAAGCAGCATCCGCAGGCGCCGGCATCTTTGAGGCCGCAGGCTCGATAGTCCAAGGTATCGGGACTTCCAACGCCGACAAGTACCAAGCCGAGGAACAGGAGCAGGCCGCTCAATACGGTTACCTCAAAGCGACGCAGACCAATGCGGCGCTGACTCGCAACCTTAATCAGACGCTTGGCAACATCGACGCCGTCCGCGCGGCGGCGCGCACGGACCCGTCTTCGCCGACAGGCGCGGCCGTGCGCAACACGGTCGAGGCGACGGCGACGTCCGACAAGAACATTCAGGTCGACAGCATCATGGCGCAGGCGGAACAGGACCAGGCGAACGCGGCCTATCTCCGCAGCGCGTCGAGCACGGCGCTGCTCAGCGGCGGGATTGGCGCCTTCGGCGATTTGCTCAAGGGCTTCTCCGGCATGCCCGGCCTATCGATGGGGGGCTAATCGGCCATGCCCGATCTTCTCGACCTCGTCCCGAAGGAAGTCGTCACCAGCCAGCAGCCGAGGGGCCTGAGCCTTGGCCAGGTCGCGCAGCCGTACCAGGAACTCGGCGCCGCGCTCGACAAGATGGGCGCTGGATTGGAAGACATCGCGACACCGCTGGCGGAGCGCCAGGGCGCAAAGGACGCACAGTCGATTACGCGCGACGCGCAGGGCAACCTCGTCGTCGCGCCGCCGCCGGCGATCTTCGGGCCAGCCGGGACCGCCTATGTGAGAGCGCTGCACGTCGGCGCGCTGGCGCAGGCGGACGGCGACGCCAAGCGGGCAGACCTGCAATTGCGTCAGCAGTTCCGGGACAATCCCGGCGCCTATGACCAATACGGCCAGCCGACGGGCGGCTATCTCTCTGCCGCCGACGCTTACAAGAAGAAGACCGTCGAGCAATATTCAGACGCGCTTGGGCCGGCGGTCGGCAACGCGGTCGGCCAGACTATCGACGCGACGACGACGCAGACCTACCGCGGACTCTTGAACGAAAAGGAACGCCTCGATCTGGAGCGCGCCGATTCGTCCATGACCGCGCGCATGACCTCGGCGCGCGACGATGCGATGGCGCTCGCCCGCCAAGGCGTTGGGACAGACAACCCAGCGATGGTGCAGGCGCTTGACGCCTACAGCGGCGTCCTTGACGAACGCGCCAACAATCCGCGCCTCGCCTATTCCAAGGATCAGCGCACCCTCGATCTGCAAACGTTTCAAGGCGACCTCGCCGCAAACCGTTTCCTCTATCACACCAACGAGGCTTACAAGAGCGGCGGCGCGCAGGCGGCGGGACAGAGCGCGCAAGACATCCTTTCCAATCCCGACTACAAACTGACGCCCGCCGAGCGCGACCGCTACTATCACGAGGCGATTGGCGAGGTTCGCGCCAATGAGGCGATCCGCCATCAGAGCGTTGGCGAGGCGCGCGCCGCGTGGTCGGAAATCAAGATGTCGAGCCTGTACGGCCAGCCGATTGATCCCGAGGCGGTCGACTCAGCGATCAACGCCTTCAAGGCGGCGGGCGACTATGCGGGCGCGGCGGCGGCCGGCGCCTACGCCACGCACATGAAGCTCAACGATCAGTTTGGGCTCCAGCCGCTCGGCGATCAGGTGACGCAATTGAAGGGGCTCGTCGGCGGGACAAACGCCGCCAGCTACAACCAAGCGCTTGGGAAGGGCGACGTTCAAGGCGCGCTGCGGGCGTCCGAAGGACTGCGCACCAATGCCTATTGGGACGTCAACCACTGGCGAACCGGCTACGGCTCCGACACGGTAACGCGCGCTGATGGCTCGGTCGAGCCTGTCACGGCGATGACGCAGATCACGCCGGCCGATGCCGAGCGTGACTTGATCCGCAGGACCGGGCTCGCGGCAGACCAGGCGCAGAAGCAGATCGGCGGCGCATGGGACCAGATGTCGGCGGCGACCCGCGCCGCGTTGACGAGCGTCGTCTACAACTACGGCCATCTACCGAATGATGTCGCCGCAGCAGCAGCGAGCGGAAGTCCAGAGGCGCTGGCTGGAGCGATTGCGTCGCACGCGGCGGACAACGCCGGCGCCAACGCCGCGCGCCGCCAGGCGGAAGCCGCTGCCGTGACGGGGAAGTTTGGATTGACCGGCGTCGAGGGACAGGCGCCGACGCCAGCCTCGTCCGCGTGGCTCCAGCGCAATCGCGAACTGACGCTCAACAAGGACCTTTGGGACGGCTGGAAATCCGTCATGAAGGACTACGACGAGAAGCAAACTCAACCGGCGAACGATGTCGTCGACACGATCATGACCGGCGCACGGCAGGCCGGCAACGGCGCGCTGCTCGCGCAAATCTCGCACGACATGAGCCGCATCGGCTACGCGCAGACCGAGGCGGCCAAGCCGCTCGGCCAGCAGTCGGCCGACATCACGAAGATGGATGCGATGGCGCAGGCGGGCAAACTCCAGCCCGGCCAAGCCGACCTCTTGAAGGACTTGCAGGCGCGCTACAACTCGATCTCGACCGGCCTCGAAGACAACCCGGTGAAGACGGCCGTCACGAACTTCGCCGACAAACTGCCGACGCCCGGCCCGCTCGACCTGTCCAATCCGCAGAACCTCGTCGCAGGATTGAAGGCGCGCGCGAGCATCGTCCAGGTCGCGGCGAACAATTGGGGCACTGGACCGCTTGCCGCGCTCGACAAACAGGACTTGATCCAGGTCAAATCGGCGCTAGCCAATCCCGACCCGGCGGTCAAAGCCGGCATCTATGGCGCGTTTGCCACGCTTCCCGAAGATGTGCGCAACGCCACGCTCAAGAAGATCGGCGGCGGCGAGCCGGCCGGCATGGCGGAGGCCGCTGCGGGTTCGATGATGGCGGACGCACCGGCGATTGGCATGTCGATCTTCCGCGGTCAGGCGGCAATGAAGGCCGACAAGCGCTACGATCCCGAGACGGAGAACGAAGGGAAGGCGAACTATTTGTCCGATCTTGACAAGGCGTTGCCGGCGACGGCGTTCTCGCTCCAAGGGCGAACCGACCCCGGCGGCCCTTACTCGACTATCGCGACGATGGTAAAGGGCCGCTATGCCGATCTCGCCGCCCAAGCAGGCCAGACGACTTACGCGCCTGCCATGCTGAAACAGGCCGTGACCGATGTCACCGGCGGTATTCTATCGCACAATGGCGCGCCTTTTATCGCGCCGGCGCGCGGGATGGATCAGCAGACGTTCGACGGTGTGCTGCGCGGCGTGACTGACAACGACATGTACGGCG